GATGGTGATACTGTAGATGTGGACATCGATCTAGGTTTTGGTATCTGGATGAGAAACGAAAGAGTTCGTATCATGGGCATCGACACACCTGAATCAAGAACAAGAGATTTAGTAGAGAAGAAGTTTGGTCTAGCGGCAAAAGAAAGATTAAAGTCTCTACTAGGTGAGAAAACAGTATTGCGTACACAAATCGCAAGAAATGGCGAAGACATGAAGGGTAAGTTTGGTCGTATTCTTGGTGATTTTGATGTGTATGATGCTCTGACTGATGCTGTAAGACCAGTCACAAAGATATTAATTGATGAGGGTCATGCTGTACTCTATTTTGGTGGATCAAAAGAAGAGATTCAAGAGAAGCATATGCTCAACAGACAAAGATTAATCGAAGAAGGTGTAGTAATACTCTAATGGCTGTACTGTTTGACGAAATACTAAACAAGGGCGTTCGGTCTGGGCAGGTACCTGCTCGTACTGCTGAGGCTCGTGATTGGTATCGTGATACAGCAAGAAAATATAAAGCAGTAAAAGAGAATCAGTTCTTTGGTGGTAAAAATAAAGATCGTATGATGGGAAGACCACTGCTTGGTGGTATGTACATGATTCTTTATGATGCAAAGACAAAGGCAAAACTACCATACTTTGATAGAATGCCTCTAATCTTTCCATATAGACGAGTACCGGGTGGATTCATGGGATTGAATCTACATTATATTCCACTACAGCTTCGTGCTAGATTGATGGATGCATTATATGATACAGCAAATAATGATAGATATGATGAGACAACTAAAATAAAAATTAGCTACAAGATACTAGACAAAGCGGCTAAGTTTAAAGAGTTTAGACCATGTGTGAAGAGATATTTGAATTCACAAGTGCAAAGTAAATTTATGTATGTATATCCATCAGAATGGGATATCGCATTATTCTTGCCAACAGAAAGATTTGTTGGTGCATCGAAAACATCTGTCTGGGCAGATTCAAGAAGAAAAATTAGTTAGGTAAAGAGATGGCGTTTAATATCAGCAGTTTTAGTTCAAGTCTTCAAAAGCATGGTGTAGCAAAAAATAATACTTTCAGAATGCGAATCACCACACCTTTGGCACTTCAAGCAGAAGTTCAAAGCATTGCTCCTGTGGTAAATGATATCGAGTTCTATTGTCAAAGTGTCACTCTACCAGAATTTGACATTCAGACATCAGAGGTTCAACCACAGGCATTCGGTCCTGTTGTTCGTAGACCAAATAATATGAATTTTGCAGTATTACCCGCAGTCTTTAGGGTGGATCAAGATTTGGAAATGGTCAAATATTTCCACAGATGGACACAACACATTCTTAATTTTGATAACTCTAGCGGTTATTATTCTAGTGTTGATGGTGCTTTACCATTTGAAATGAATTATAAGCAAGAATATGCCACTAGCATGATGGTCGATGTTCTGGGACCCACTGGTTCTGTTGAATATTCATATACATTTGGCGGAGCGTATCCAGTCAATGTTGGTAGTATAGAAGAGGCTTGGGCAGATAATGATCAAATTATGACGCTATCTGTCGGATTCACTTATGATACACTATCTCTTACTGGTAGTAAAGGTGGATTTGTTACAGATGTGGGTACAGGTTCTACTGTTCGTGCGCCTACTCCAAGTCCATTTAATTCAAACACTAGTATAGATCAAATTACTTCAGCCTCAGCAAATAGATTAGCTGAAGCTGGGTCTGTGAAGAACTTGATCAATAGAGGCATAAAGAACACAAAATATTTTAAATAATTCTATAATATAGGAGAAGTGAGATGGGGTTACCAAAGATTGACCTTCCAGTTTTTGAGACGAAACTGATATCAACTGGAAGAAAGAAAATTAAATACAGACCGTTTACTGTAAAAGAAGAAAAGATTCTTTTAATTGCACAAGAGTCTGACGAAATTGATCAGATAATTTTGGCAATTAAACAAATTATTGGTAATTGTTGTTCAGATGTGGTCGCAGAAGATTTACCTATGTTCGATTTGGAATACTTGTTACTACAAATTAGAGGCAAATCTGTTAATAATGTGATTGAGTTTCAGATTACAGACCCAGAGACAGAAAAACCAGTAACGCTCGAACTAGACATTGCTGATGTAGAGATAACTAAACCTAAGGGTCATAATAGAGAAATACCACTTGGTGAAGACTCTTACTTGGTCATGAGATACCCCAAGTTAGAAGAAGTAACAAAGTTTTTTGATGCAGAGCAAGATCAAGCAAAAAATGTTTATGATGTCATGCTTGCCTGCATTGATACTGTGGTTGAAGGTGACACAATCCATAAGTTAGATAGCTTTACTGATGAAGAGGTATTAGAGTTTGTTGATTCTTTTTCGACTCAAACTGTAGAAGAAATCAAGACATTCTTTGATACTGTACCTGTATTGAGATGTGAGCAGACATACACCAATGCTAATGGCGATGAGAAGAAAGTAGTTCTGGAGGGTGTCGAAACTTTTTTTATCTAGTGTTGAGCCATATCAGCTTGGGGACATACTATAAGACGATGTTCGCCATGGCTCAACATCATAAATATAGTATTGCAGACCTAGAGCAATTATTACCATATGAGCGTGATTTATATGTTGATATGTTACTAGATCATATAGAAGAACAAAAAGCAAATTAATAACGGAGTAAGTGATGAGTGAAGAAACAAAAGCAGAAGTATTTCACCCTGCTGACACAAATGGTGATGGAAAGGTGTCTAAAGACGAAGAGCAGTTATATCTTGAGTTTAGACGCAAAGAATTAGAAGATGCAGATGCTATGCGTGATGCACAGCGTAATATGACATGGTTTGCTCTTGGTGGATTACTATTATATCCATTCGCTGTTGTTCTAGCATCTCTTGTGGGTCTAGATCAAGCACAAAAAACACTGGGCGATATGGCACCGACATACTTTGTCGCTGTTGCCGGTATCGTAGCCGCATTTTTTGGTACACAAAATTTTGGGAAGAAAAAGTAAATGGAAGCACCACTAGCCGCATGGAATGAATTGTCTTATCTTGATGGTATATTGTTTACTGTCTGGTTAGGTATACTTTACTATGGAAAATGTTGGATCGATAGTAAGTTCAAGGATTAATTAAATGGCTGATGAAACAACTCTACCAGATGCAGATTTCGAAGATACCGGAGAAAAGGTAGCTGGCCCTATTGCATCTGCCCTAGATGACTCTATTAGAACTAGATTCGAAAAGGTTATGGGTGGAGAACTTCGTGGCGATAAAACAGTCGATATTCTACGCTCTGTAGAAAAACTCATGTTTGTTCAGACAGAGTTTCTATCATCAATTAACAATGTATTAGACGCTCAATACGACTTTAACCAAGAAACTATAGAAGATCAAGAAAGATCATCAAAGTTAAAAGGTGTTTCTGAGACGAGTGGTAAACCAGAGAAGGGAGAGGGTTTTGGTAGCAAAGTGATGGGTGCTGTCACAGAAAAACTCGATATGGGTGACGGAGCAGGTGGATTTGCAAAGAAACTTGGTATAGGTTTATTAGCAGGATTTGGAGCAAAAGGATTCTTCAAAAATCTTGGTAGTGGTCTAATGGAAAAGTTGGGCTTTAGTAAAGAAACATCTGAAAAGGGTGGTAAAGCCGCAGGTGATGGTGGAATGCTTGGTACTCTTACTGCATTCTTTACAAAGGGTGGCCCTCTCAAGAAAATGAAGGGTGGTATTCAGGGATTTGTTGCCGGAACAGTCGGTAGCTTAGTCTATGATACTATATCTGGATTTGATGCAGACAAAGATGGAAAACTACTGGGGCTGAAGAAAGAACTTGTAGCAGGTACAGGTGCCGCTGTTGCAGGGGTTGGATCGTTTATAGCAACAGGTAAGGCACTAGACAAAGCGGGTACTGCACTTAAAAGTGCTGTTGGAATAACTCCAAAACCACCTGTCCCTGGTGGCGGTGGAAGTCCCGCTAAAGTGCCAAAAGCTAACGCACCAAAGCCACCTAAAACTCCAAAAGTCACGGCACCTAAAACTCCTGTAGCAAAAATACCGGGCGCTTCAACAATTACCACTTCTGGTAAAGCGGCTCAAGGTAAACCAACTACTATCAGAGGCGTTTTAGGTAAACTCCCTGCTGAAAAAGCCGCTAAGTTTGCTAAATTCTTTAGAGTTGCGGGTCCTTTGGGTGCTGTCATACCTGCTCTTCTCGAACCCGCAATGGCTATCTATAATGATGAGCCAGAAGCAGTTGTTAGAAAACAAACAGCAGGCGCTCTTGGTTCTATTGGTGGTGGTGCATTAGGCGCTCTTGCCGGTGGTAGTTTAGGTACTATGTTATTCCCGGGCATAGGTAGTGGAATTGGTGCCGGTCTTGGTGGATTATTTGGTGCTATTAGCGGTGAGTGGTTAATCGAGAAAATGATTGGTGCAATTTTTGACGGTAAAGACGTTAAAGAGGGTGATCTAAAATCAGAAGCCAAGAAAAACACAAGAGTAAGAGGCGGTAGAGGTGGCAGTACGCCTACAGAATCTCCATCAGAAACACCAAGTGCAGGTGCTACAGCCAAAATCGAATCTAGTAGTCCTACAGAAAAAGTAAATCAACCAAAAGTTAGTGTTTTAACCAAAGATGGAATGAAAAAACTGACTAAAGATGAGATTATGGAAGGTAAAAGGTCTGGAACAATTAAAAGATCATTAGCAAATGATGCTTTGCGAAGAGTAAAACTTACTGACCAAACTAGTAAAATAAAGCCTGCTCCAGAAAAACTAGCAGGTAAAACACAAGCAATCACATCTGATCAAATGGCTAAAGAGCAAGCAACAGCGGCTAGCATTCAGCAAAATGTTGCTAAAGGTGGCGATACTGTAACTACCAATACAGTTGGTGGTAATAGCACGACTTTCAATATCATTAAGGGTGGTGGCGGTGGCTCTTTGGGTAATCCATCGCACTTGCCGGTCCTACAATCTGGCTAATCAATATCTCTCTTCTTGCGAGTCAGTGTGGTTTCTACATTGTCTTGCTTGAGAAGTTCTTCAAGTTGACTCACAGATACATAATCTAAGTCCCAGTGATTACAGATATCATTACGATATCGTGTATGGTTCTTGTCAGAACTTTTTGACTTCTTTCTATTGAAATAGTCTATCAATCGATTACTTATTTTCATATAAACAACCTCTTTTATCAGACAAAAAAGGGGCGCATCCCTGCACCCCTCTCTCGATTTACAACCTTATAGTCTAGTCTTCCGCTAGACTCTTGAAGAAGTCAAGTGAATCATCTTCACCATCATCTGTAGATAAGGTTGGGGTAGGAGCCTCAGCCTGAGCCGCTGGCTGTGCAGTACGCTCTTTAAAGTTAGGCTGAAACTCCTGCCCCACATTGCTGTCCTCGGCGGTCGTGCTGGGTGCGTGTGAACCACCATCAAGTTGAAGAACTTTGTGCAGTTTTGCTTTAAGTTCAGCATAAGACTTGAAGTTTTTAGGATCAACAATTTCTTGAAGGGAATGCTGTTTGTTCCATAATGCTTCCATTTCTTCGTCAGATAGTGAGCCTTCTGAGTTAGAGATTGGAGCAGGTGAAGCAAATTCAGATTTGTCGTAGTTGCGATAGCCTTCTACTTGACGAATCTTTAGTTTGAAGTCAGCGCCTTCCCAAAAGTCGAATGGATTGATTGGGTCTTCGTCAGCGAACTGAGGATTCATAGCATCGTTCAGTTTGTCGAAGATTTTCTTACCAAATTTATAGAGATAAACTTGACCTTCACGAGAAGGGTTTGCAGGGTCAGATACGACCAGTACATTAGCCACATAGCTAAGACGGCGTTTCTGCTTACGAGCAATCTCTTTATCTTCGTCATGACCAGAGTTCCACAACTGAGAGTTATACTCAGATACTGGATCGTCTTGACTTAGAGTTGTTAGAGACTTCTCGATGTACCAACCACCTGGGCCTTGAAAGCCATGATCCCAATAGCGAACAAAAGGCATATCTTCACCCTCTGATGCAGGTAGGAATCGAAGTACAGCGTAGCCATTGCCAGCCTTATCTACTTCTGGTTTCCAGTAGTTGTCGTCACCTTTGGACATTTTTTGATTTGACATTGATTGTAGTTGAGAGTTCAACTTGTCAAAAGAGTTCGTGCGGTTTTTCTTTAATGATGCAAAAGACATATTATTTTCTCCGTATATGCGTTGTATATTTTAACGAGTTTAGTGTTGCTCGTATGCGTTGTATTTTACTATATTTCGTTGTATTTGTCAAGTACTATTTGCCTCATTTTCACTTTATCATAATCTATAAAAGGTTTATAGTTATTGACAGTCTTATTTATATCAGGAAAAACTATGGTGTCACGAATATTTTTCTCCCAATACTTAAAGCACCCTGTCAGATCATCTAGTATGACCAATGTCTCAAGGGACACTCTTCTCTTGTTGTAAAGTGATAGTAGCTTTGGATATGCTCCATCGTTTACAATAATGTTGGCATTGAAGTCATCGTCTAACTCATCAAGTTCATTACGAAAAACATACGACAATGACTGTTGCCTTTTTGACCACTC